AAGGAATAAGACACGCATGGCTGACCAGCTTGTGTCTCTCTCGTTAAAATATTCCCAAAGGATAGAGAGGATAGCTTATTCTTAGGCGTTAATTTAGACCTAGGTTGTCAGTCCTAATGAAAGTTATTCTCTTGGCTAGTTAGAGAGAGTAACAGCTAGTAGACTCTAAAAGAGAAATGCTCGTTGCTCTCTTGTTATTCTATGATCTTGATGATTCTTTTTCTGTCACCCATGTCGATCTCGACTTCTGCTGTGACTTGTTTACAGGACATTGAGATACCTTCCTGATCCTCACCGATCTGTCTAGTAACAATGCGTTTCTGTTCGAGGCACTCAGCCATACCGCTTGTAGGCACATACTCTATAACCTTTCCATTCTGAATCATTAATATAGCAAACACTACTTCAATCATGAGTACCGTTGCCTCTTAATTTATCAGTTATTGTTTCCAAGTCTATTACTCTTTCTTCTAGAAATTGAGAATGCATATCTACTTTATCAATCATTGGTAGCTTTTCTTCTACATCATCTTTTAATTTATCATGTTCCTTAGAGAGGAACTCCAAAAGCATATACTGTTCTTGGTCAATAGGTTTTTGTACTGCTGCTTTAAGTAAGTCAGCATTCATCAGTTGCAGCTCTGTTTCTATAACATTAAGTCTTTCAATGACTCCAAACCCAAACCAAACACCCACAGCAACAGCACCAATAATGCTGATAAGATTACGAGCTGGCATTGAGATTGAGGTGTTTTCACTTATTTTCATACTTCCTCTAGTTGTCTATTCTCACAAAAAAAAGCCCATGTCTTTAACTGATTACCTTCTTTTACACCATGTACTTCTACTAGTTTATAAACAAGCTCCCCTTTATTCCAAAATACATGGTCTAAACATTCTGCTTTAGTATTGAACGACTGTTCATTGTATGTACTATGTGATGGTTCAGGTATATCATGATACCATAACATAGCTGTTATAATCCAAATCATTTTTTACCAAAGAATTTAGTTGCACCTTTAATACCAAATGATGCACTTACAATTACACCCAGGGTGTATTTATACCAATCAGGTGTCATAGCTAAAGCTGCAAAACCTCTTTCAACATATTCAACAGTAAATGGTAAAAAACAAAGCAACAATGGGATACTGAAAAGTATGGTTAAATATTCGTCTTTCCATGAATCTTTACTACCTTTGATAGCTTCTAAATCCCAGTCTACTTCACCTTTGATTTGTTGCTTAACAATCTCTGTTTCAGCTTCTATCTTAACTAATTTCTGTTTAGCTTTTGCTTTCTTGGTTTCCATATATCCACCAATAGCATCACTAGCCACTCCTAAAAGGGGCTTGATTAACATTTGTAACATTTAAATATTCCTTATAACTGTAGATAATTCTATCGCTCTAGCAGGTGTTTGTTTATGCCATCTGGAATCTAACATTTCGTTAGCAGCAGCATTAAAATCACCAGTATCTAGTGCTTTGAGTGTTTTTTTAAACTTTGAGACCCTAGGGTATCCCATTTGAAAGACCATTTCTATCAAAACGCCTTGTATTAGCTCTATCTTATCTTGTTTTAGACCCTGGGTATACAAATTGGGCAAATGTTCTTCTATGAGCTGTTTTGCCCCTTTAACAGCTATTTTAAAATCTTTTTCAAATAGATCAGATAAATGATCCACTGAGTACTTAATTCCTATCTGAATGTTGTCTTGTGGCAATATCATATGCCCCCAACCTATAGTAGATACTCCTAGACTATCATTATAGGCTTCATCTCTAAAACCTTCATGACCTTTAATTCGTTCTTTAATCTGCTCCAAAATACATATCCTTAATAAGTTCATCAGCTATGAGACCATCAATAGTTGTAGCTTCACCAGTGCTTCTTCTAGGCACTTGTTCTGCTATAGATTGTAAAGCTTCAATTGGATTCTTGTATAGCTGTAACTCCTTAGTCATATACATACCTATTCTATGCATAAGATCTGGATATGTTGTTCCGTATTTAGATTTACTCCAAATCATTATAACTCTAGGTAACTTATTTTCGTACTCAACTTGCACATAGTGCATCTGATTATTGAGTTCTAAGTTTTTTGTTATGCCTTCTCGTCTATTATTTTGTGGTTGATACATATATAAATCATGGTTTGTTTGATTCGTTTTCAATGAGGATGTCAATGTAGTGCCTTGCCTTTCTTAAATCTTCTATACCATTTTTAGTTTTCCACCTCGTAATATATTTAATTACGCAAGCCTCGCAATGCGGTATGTTATTTGCGAGTATGAACTCAATTGGTTGAATCACCATATTTCTATAATGATCCCCACCCTCTTGTTTATCAATTTCTTTCACTAGGGAACGACTTTATTCCAACTTCCACCTTTTGACAAGACCATTGGTAATAATTTTGGTTGTGAATCTAATATGATACCACAGCCAATAATAGGTCTATCTTTGAATACTTTATCATATGCGAATGCCATAGAGTCTTTATCAATAAGACATCCTACTTGCATTGCCCATAGCAATGAATCTGGGTTACCCCAATAAGATATTCCATATTTTGTATGATAGTGTCCTTGGACATAACAAGTTCCTTGTTTCTGTCCTACAGCCAATATGTTTGCAGATTTACCATGATGAAAGTGTACACTATTACCATCAGGTAATTTAATTGTTAATTCATTATGCCACTTCCAACCCTTGCCTACCTGTAATACTTCATTGTATCCACGCATATATGCCATAGGTAATCCTGCTTTGAAGGATCTTCTATATGCCAGACTACCATGATTAGAATGCAATACATCTATATTGCTCCATAACTTTTCTATCTCACTAATAATCTTTCTAGCTTCTAGTAGTTCATCACCAGCAGATGGTAAGTCAGGGTCTTGCCCATGCATATTTAGTCCGTGTTTATCGCATTCATCACCGATGTGTACAATTCTATCAGGGTTGTATTTTTTCTTTATTCCTTTTAAGAAAGGTAAAAGATCAGGATGATGATAAGGACAATGAGTATCTGAGATAATTAATATCCGTTTATTCATAATAAAGTTCTAATTATTAGATAACACATTTGTAGAAAGACAGTAGTACCTATAAACCACACAAGAGTTCTAAGTTGTCTCATATCTCTTTCAATATGAAATAAATGATTATCTTTCAAAGTTGTGAGCTTACTATCCATCAGCTCAAGCTTACCCTCTATACGGATAATAGCTTCTCTGTTTTCTTGTTCCATTTATTAACTCTTAGGGTTTGCGTCTTTGATAGATTTAATACGAGCTTTCCAGGCATCAATGTCTTTGTATATCTCATCAAGCTGTTCTCCTATATCTCCATAAGAAGTTTTACGAGTTGCTCTTACTACTGCATTGTTTTCACTTTTAGTTGCATCACTATCTAGTGCATCTAATTGTGAGTCGGTTGGTTTTGTAAGACCATCAACATCCCAAACTTTAATATAAGCACCAGCTCCGTCATCTCTAACCTCAACTTTTTTAGCATCAAATTCCGTACCGAAATCTTTACCATTAGCTTCCAAATATAATTGCACTTTTGTTCCTAAATTACTCATGATGATGTTCCTACTCTGTAAATTAATAGATTAGATTGAAAAAAACCAGTTTCGCTACTGCCTTTATTATGATAAATAGATAATTCAATATAATCATCTACAGCCAAATCAACTAAAGCATGAGTCATTACGCTTTGATGAGCAGTAGCAACAGCAGTCAGTTCTCCAGTCAATGTTCCAACTGAACCTCCTATATCACTTCCATTTTTTAATATCGTTGCTATGAGCCGATTAGCAGCTAAATTACACCTCGTTGCACCAATAATATGATAAGTACCAGCCTTTGGAGCTACAAATCTACCATTACTTGTGTTGAAGTTACCACCTCTATCAACAACTTCAGTATCAAGTACCATCACAGTGCTAGTATTATTTGCAACTGTTAAATTACCAACTTTACCAGCAACTGCGATAATGTCTCCAGCAGCTACAGATGTGGATAATCCATCCATAGTTAATGCTGTTGTAGTTACTCCACCATCTTTTAATGTTACGCTATCAATAGCCACACCATTAGCTGATGTCTTTTCTGTTATTGTATCTACTCTTATTTCACTCATGTGTTACTCCTATACGTCTTTTACGTTAGATAGCTGGTCGTTAGCTTTTAGGTCTGCATATGCAAGTTTAAATGGGTTGTCGGTTGCATCTAAACTGTAGTCAATTTTAAA